TTTTTTGTTTTATTTTTAGTTATTTAATTTCTACTCCCGATTTTTCTAATTTTTCAATCAGTTCTTTTGTTGGCTCAAAGTCTTTTGCCGCTTTTGCGTGTTTTGACTTTATCACCGTTTTCGCTAGGTCATCACTTAATATAGTTCGTTTTCCTTTTGGAAAAATTCGACCGCGTTCGTCTTTGTATTCTTTTATAAATTCTACTTTTTGCATTTGCTTTATCTATTTAACCAAACATCATAAGTCTGTTCGACCATAAATGCTCTTTTGTTTCCGCTATTCTCAATACTATCTGTTTGCTCATCTTGAAAATAGGCATAGGCTGTACCATCAGCCCTATAATAATCTAACGCCGCACGTACTTCATCGGCTAGGTTTTTAGCGCCTTTAACGGATCCGCTTGTAATGTAACGATCGCCAAACGATAATACGCGACATTGTACCCGATCAAATGTAGACGCGCCATTATGTGTATTATGTGGCTCGGTCGTATCCTGCATAATTACTATGTAAGGACGACTAGCGCCGCCTTCGGATTGCTCGTAATATATATCTTCGGTTATGCCTTGCGCTACCAATCTATTTAATATCGTTTGTTGTGCGCTCATTTAATCATCTGACCTATTAACGCCCTCAATAACTGTAACCCATTTAGAACCTTTCCAAGGGGTTACCCTTGTCATATAAAACCAATTATCATCGGTTTCATCGGTTTCTCTGAAACGCATGGTATCTGCATTAAAACCTCGACCAGATGCCATTATTTTATACCGTCTACGCTCAATGTTTAACGGTTGCCCTGCTTCCTCATCATCCTTAGCACCGGCAAATATTAACTGCGCTCTTACGTCTAATTCCAAATTGCTCCATGACTCACTAACATCACCAGATACAACTCGCGTAACTTCCTGCACTTGTAGCGATCTATCGTAATTGTACGGACTGTCTGTTAAGGTTGGCATACCAGGCTAACGTATTTAATCTGTTTTTATTAATAATATTTTCGTAGGCTACCGACATATCTAAATTATAGTATAACTGAGATAATTTTAGCAGTATAGCGTATTCTAATGTCTTTGTTTCAGCGTTGCTACTAATGCCATATCCTGCCGTGTATTCTATTTCTATAACGCTATTTAAATCTTCATTCACATCTGTAGGCCATCCGTTTACCTCAACTATACGCGCATCTGTTTCGCCGATAACTACCTTATAGTCTACGTCCGATGTTAATGTCTGTTCTACGCCGTCACTATTGGTATATTTAACGGCCGCAACTGATTGAATACGACCCATTGGTAAATAAATTTCGCTAGGAAAATAATCTAGCTTCATAGTAAACACCGTATTTAATATTGCTTTGTTTATATCGGCCTCAACTTCTTTTCTCGCTGTTTCTAACGCGCGGGTAACATTAGTATCGTCATACGTTGAACTAATGCGTAACTGCTGTTTAGCGTCGGCCAACGGTACTAAATCCGTCGTGGTATAATCCGTTTTAATATAAACTCGCATTTATTATTTCTTTTTTGGTCTGCCTCTTTTTGGCTTATCCGATCTAATTTCTCTAGTTTCCTCTGGTTTAACTGCCTTAACCTCGTATTCGGTAATCCCTGCGCGTCTTAATCTTGATATTAACGTTAACTTACCGCCTCTGTTATCAAGTTGGTTACGTTCGCAAAGTATTTGTAATTCTAAGTTTGTTAAATTATCCATAAATAAAATAAGGCCGACCGCCAACCGACGGCCGAACCCTAATTAGTTAAAAATTAAGCTACTAGAGAAGTTGCTTTTACAAAAGCTGATCCTCTAACTACACCCCAATCTACGTAACGATGTAGTACAATATGTACCTCGTCGTTTTTCAGTCCACTAATGGTATCTCTTGTGATAGAAAGACCACCAAACCAACCTAATTTAATTTGGCTCATATTACCAAATAGGAAGTCACCAGATACGCCTGCTGACTTAGTAGCCGCAACTGTAAATACAGTAGGATAACCATTAATGTTAGCAATTCCGCGGGTTGGTATTGCACCGTTACCAAATGCAGGCATAACGCTAGATACTTGCGCTGACTTTTTAAGATCATTCATTAGGTTAGTAGCGCCTACGTAGCAAAGATTACCCTCTAAACCCTCCGCGTCTGCTAATACTTGCTCTGCTTCGACGAAGTCAGAGAAAATAGACGCATCAGCAGAATAAGTAGCTTCTGTAAATGTTCCGACGCCAGATTTACCGGCAATAGCACCAGGCGCATTAGATACGTCGGCAGTCGACCACATAGCCGCATCAATTAGGTTTGCGGTTGATCTACCTAAATCTCTAAAAATAGAATTATAGGCCGCTTCGCCGTTTTGTAGCAAAATTCTATTTGACAAAGGAACGTAACCGGTACATCTGTACGGGGTTAAAGTATCGCTAGTAAATTGAGCGCCAATATCAGCCGCCGCAGAGTTTTCGCTAGATGCCCATGCTACCGCTTGATCGCCAACCGCAGGAATTTTATAATCTGCTGTCAAGCCCATAAGTTGTTCTACTCCTACCTTGTCATATACTGCTGACTCTCTCAACTGATCGACATAAGCCCCGACTACTGTCGGTTTAATAGCTGAGTTTGTTTGGTCAACTGTAGCACGTTTTTCCGCTACGGCCTCGATTGCAGATAGTGGAATATTTACGCTATCTTTTTCAACCATTCCAGAAAAACTTCTAATCTCGTTTCTACCTTCTGCGTCCAATTCTGCTACTGCTCCTGTTAGGCTTCTGCCTTCCATCAATGATGTAATGATGTCTTTTGCACTTGCAGACTCGTCAATTTTCCTTAATTCCTCTTTTTCTCCTTCATTGGATACCCAAGTGGAAGAAACAGCGTTAGCCGCTTTTCTAGCCTCTTTGTCTGCTATCGCTTGCGCTTTTCTCATTTCTTCCGCATCTTTAGCGTCTACTAATTCTGTGTTAAGATTTTCTATTTCATTTCTTAACTCGTTAAACTCTTGCTTTTCAGCTTCAGTTCTTGCCCTAGATTCGTTTTCACATTTCTCATCTATTGCAAGTAGTGCATTACGCTTTTCTGCGATTTGCTCTTGTAGTTGTTTTACTCTACTCATTTTTATTTACTTAAATCTAATTGTCTAATTATCTTATCCCTATCTACTTTATCGGCTTCAAGGATTGCCGTATTATCTTCTTTTAATTTTCCCAATGACCGCATCGCTACCGACGTATCGTTGTATGCAGGATACGTGACAGGACTAACATCGTATAGCCTACTTACTTTTGTAATCGTTCTGTACGTTTGCCCTTCTTTTTCCTCCCATTGCGAACCATCACGCGCTACTCTAAATCCAAAACTAGATTGAGTTACGTCGCCGCGTTTCATTGATTCTAACAAGTCATTAGCATAAGTTGTATTTGGACTGTCATACTCATAATAAAGCCCTTTTTCGTCTTGACCTATTCGTAGTGTACCAGATACAGTACGACCTAGTATTAATTCGCTTTTATGATCTATAAGCGCCCTGACATCATCCTGTAAAACAGAAGAAAACGCACCAGGCGCTATAGTTTCAATAAATCCGCCTAAATCGTTAGATTCGCTATTGAATACAGCCGCATAACCCCGTACCGTGTTTTTATCTCCGTCCATTCTAACTTCGATGTTTGCGTCATATGTTCTTGTTTCTTTATTCGATTCCATTTTCTACCTCTTTTCCTTTTTCAACCATTGCGCCCTGCATATAGTATTTTTCACCTAATCCGTCTGGCTGTTTTGGTTTGTTTTCAAATGCTCGTATTTCATCGGCATTAAATACGCCGTCTAGTATCATATCGTGATATACTTTATAACGCGTTTGCATATCTCCGCGTAAAAAGTAATCCGTGTTATGATACGTATATAATGGATATTGTTTATCCTCGTTTTTGTACCCAAATAATTTACAGTTGTTTTCGTCCTCTAACATTTTATAATGAGGCATCAAAGTAAATTTTACATGGTTTATCGCTTGTTGTTCTGCGTTTGCTTTTACACCTTCATCAAAATTAGATACCATTGTAGGCTGAACGCGAAACATACCGTATATTTCAATATTTGTTCGTATAGTGCTTTCAATAAATTGCACTTGATCGCCGGATAACTGCAATGGATTATATTTTACATCACCAACTAAAAAAGGCGTACCACGTACATCGTCACCACTTATAGCGGCGCTCCATTGATCCGCTATTTTTTTCTGTTGTTCGGCCGTTGCTGTTCCATTTAAATAACCTGGTGGCTTTGCGCCTAGTGTACGACTTGAAAATTTTTGCTCTTTTAAACGTTTACCCATTAATTCGGCATTGTGCATAATTGGGCTAACACCTTTTACTCCATCTTTTGTGAATAGCTTATAATGTAGCATATCACGCGCCGAAACAGTACCTAACTCATTTACTTTATAAAAAACATCATGGCCTTTACATAATACCTCAACTGCTGACGGATTGATAGGTAGTAACTGCTTGGGTTGACCGTTACCATCTCTTAATATGTAGTTATATGCACTACCATAAACTAAATAACAGTATACGTTAGAATACGCCCAACTGTAGGCGCTCATGCGCTCATTAGGCTTTTTATCTAGTAAATCATTGATTTTACCGCGCTTTATTTCGCGTCCTTGTTCACCATCTTGGTAAACGTTTAAAGGTGTCTGCGCTATGTCCTGCGCTATTACATTAATGCAATTAAATACCGTACTAATACGGCTTGCGCGTGATTCCGTGACATATTCGCCAGATTCGCTATACTGTAGAAAATCTGGCTGATATAAATAGTCGTAATTTTGACTCCTTAAATCGTGGTTAGGATTCCATAGTGAATTACGGATTATCTGTAATAATCCTGGTTTTGTATTGGCCATACACGCCAATAATACGGCGTATTATGTTACATTCTTTGAAATAATTTCAAAAACAAAAAAAACCGTTACCCAATCGAGTAACGGCCTTAAACAAATTATAAACTATGAATTATGAAGAGACTATTTAAAAAAGGCGGCACGATCCCCATCTAGGCCGCCTATGGTATTACACAACCAGAACGAATAACCACCTTTAAACCGTTCTGATTGCTAATATAGTTTATCTTTTGATTTACGCAAACAATTTAAATAACTATCGTAGCTAGAATAGCCATTTATACCCTTATCAGTTTTAAATTTATCGTTTGCGGCTTGAAACGCTCTGTACCTGGTTGCGTGTCCATTTGTTAACTCCTTATCAAAATATTTTTGGAATACCTTAATTTTTTTCATTGCAATATAATTATATCACTTTCAATTTTTTGCTCCGCTTTACTACTTATCCATGCGTCAAATGATAGTATCATTGCTACCGTCGGATCTATTTTATTTTCTGGATTACTTTTATCCGGTCTAATATTTCCATTTGGATCTAGCTTTGGTTCGCAGTTTGCTAAACTCCATTCGTGGACAGGATTATTAAAATGCTCGACATTACCCGCACTTATTTCTATTTCCATCGCTTTCATTGTTTGGCTCAAATTATAACCGCCCATACTTATCGGATATACTTCTATTCCTGCTTCAGCCATTTCTGGCGCTAACCACTCTGCTAAATATTTGTCATAATGTAGCCTAACTAAATTATATGTATCTGCCGCCGCCTTTATGTCCTCAAACATAATTTTAGGACTGCTATGATTACCTGGTGTAGTTTTCATATACCCCGCCTCAACAAAAGCTGAATAATTACGGCTACGATATGTTACGTTATCTTCTGGCAACCAACAACTAAGTAATACTGCGTGTTTCTTTTGACCCCATACGCCTACATCTGGAAAAAGTAAATTCATGGCGTTTAAATCTCGCGTTTGTCCTAAGTCTAAGCCGCCGTAGCAAGTTTCCCCTATAAGATCAGAAATTTTTAATTTTGGGTCGTGGTTGGCTATCCATACTTGGTTACTAATCCATACGTTAGCTGTATCTGTCCAATAGTTCAAGTTTTTTGTTTTATAATTTACTTCCACCGTCGACCCCATATTTAACGCTTTGTTTAGTTCCACTTTTAAATATTGCCCTAATGTATCAATATGGGTTATCATAGGATTAGACTTTATCCAATTACTAGGATCTTGCCAATCGTCGTTCTCGTCTAGTTCATAAATGCAACTAAAAAACGTATCATCTTTTGCCGCATCGTTTAAAATCTTTACCGATGTTTTACGCATCAACTGATAACAAACGCCATGCTTATTAAATCCGGCAGTAGTTACAACAATTAGTAACGGCTCTTTTCTTGCACCTTGTCCAGATGCTATAACATTTAATAACGCATCGTCTTTAGCTTCGTGGTATTCATCGACCACTCCAAGACTAGGATTATATCCGTCTTTTGTTTCGGGGTTTTTACTCATGGCTGTTATACTTGCTAACTTACCGCCATAGTTATATATCAATCCGCGATACTTGCCGTTATATTGATGTAGTCGTATTGCGTCTTTTTGGTATAACTTATTTAAGCCAGGACTAACGGTTACCATTTTACCAATCGTATTAGTACATATTTTGGCTTGATCTTCGTTATTTGCTCCTACTAATATTTGCGGCGTTGGATCCTTGTCTAGTATCATATGAATAAAACTAATGACCGCCGCCAATGTCGTTTTACCGTTTTTTCTACTAACCTGTACGTATGCTGTTCTAATTAGTCGCGTTCCGTCTTTTTTTTTCCACCCAAATATATTTTGAATAATAAAGGCTTGAAATGGATAAATTTTTACTTTTTCGCCTCTATAATCACCTTCCCAAAAACATAAAACATCTTCAGCAAACTCTACTACATCTTCCGCTACCTTACGGTCGTAATAAATGTCTTTTCGTTTTAGATTCTTTTTAAAACGCTTTGCCGCCAACTTAATTAAGTTACCGGTTACTACCTTATTATTTATTACGTCGTTTGCGTATTTTTCTGCTACTGTCAAATGTACTTATCTAGTGGGTTTTCGTCTTTTTGAAATTCCTGCATTTTGCCTAGTCGTTTGCGACCGTATGGAGTTAAACCGAATTTATCCGATAGGTCTTTTATAATATTAGTTGTTTCCTTCCAGGTTACATATACACTAGATTGAGTATAGGCTTTGTCTAGCTTTGAAAAGTCCTGTTTTGATACCTCTTTAAATGCGCGTCGGTTTACTTCTATTGCGTTCGCTAACCGTTCTAGTTCTAGTTCATCTATGTCGGAGTGAACCCCTAGCCGCTCTACGTTGGCTTTTACTTGGTTAAATATCTTCTTTGTTGCCGCGTTCATTCAAATATTTTATCTCTTTTCTTAATATTTTCCTTTGCTTCTAGTGGTTGTAAGTTGATTAACGACCAACATAATTTAAAACCATAATCGTTAACTGACTTAATACGAAAAAATGAATGAGGAATTATATGGTCAATATGCCAATATAAACCGTAATTATCCCATGACATATAAGCGTCAAATTGATTTTCTAAATGTTCTTTTAAATCTTTAATTGAATACCCTAATAAATTAGTTAAACTTTTTCCTTCCTTGCCGTATTTTAAATGTTGGTATATCCTAGAATTAATATTTTTTTTAATCCTTCTATGCGCTCTTTTATCGTTTATTCTGCCTATATTTTTCCTATGTTTAATTTTGCAAGGGTTTGAACAAGTTAATTTATGACTTCTAGTTTCAAAATATCCATTACATATTATACAGTTCCTTTTATGTAATGGCGTATAGTGTTCTTTTTTACAATTACTAGAACAAAATTTACTTTTATGTTTACTTAAAACACCCCCACATTGAATGCAGTTTTTTATCTCCTTTTTTTTATAATATATTTCTCTTCGTTTCTTGTTGCAATATTTTTTTAGGCATTGATTTGAGCAATACATTTGTCGCTTATTTGTCGTAATAAAATGATTATTACAATAAATACAGTTCTTATTTATTTTAGGTAGATTATCTTTTTTAATCTGGTAGTTAGCTTTTTGATAGCAAACACTTGAACAATATTTTTTACTTATTTGAAATTTACTTATTTCAAATTTTTTATTACAAAACTTGCAAATTCTTATTTCTAAATACCCTTTTTTATACTTCATAAATGCAATATTGTTGCAAACCCCTCTTAGCGAAACATAACAAAGAAAAATTTGACT